TCCGGCACCATTAAATGCTATCTGAGCAGGACGGTAATGCGCGGGACTGCAAATCCTTGAGAACCCAGTTCGACTCTGGGAAGCACCTCCAAACAAGGTTAGTTAGCTCAACTGGATAGAGCGTCGCGCTACGAACGCGAAGGTTGGAGGTTCGAGTCCTTCACTGACCACCATTTATGCCCTCGTAGCCCAACTGGTAGAGGTGTCAGTCTTAGAAACTGAAGGTTGTCCGTTCGAATCGGACCGGGGGCACCATAATGCCGATGTAGCTCAGTGGTAGAGCAATCGCTTCATACGCGACAGGTCGTAGGTTCAAATCCTACTTTCGGCACCGCGGAGGTAGCTCAGTGGTAGAGCTTCTGCTTGCCAAGCAGACGGTCGTGGGTTCGATCCCCATTCTCCGCTCCATCTTTAGCCCGTGTGGTCCAATTGGCAGAGGCGTCGGCTTCAAACTCCGAATGTTGTAGGTTCGAGTCCTACCATGGGCACCATCCCGACTTGGTGTAATTGGTTAGCACGCCTGATTGTGGATCAGGAAGTTCTGGTTCGAATCCAGCAGTTGGGACCATATAAATAATAGACCCTAGAGCATGGCGGATATGCAGTCGTCTCTAAAACGATGAATGCGGGTTCAAGTCCCGTTAGGGTCACCATTGATACGGAGTAATAACATGAAAGCATATTTCCTCTAGGTTTTTCATCCCCCATGAATTTTCCTATTTACTTTGACGAATAAACCAAGTATCATTATTAAACAATAGGAAAACGAAAATGTCTGTATATCTAAAAATCAAGTCAAAGCATCTTGCCCTTGAGCCCGCCATCATTCGCAAGGAAGAGGAAAAGGTCAAGAAACAAATCAAGCATTATAAGATGTATCATCAGATTTCTGCTGATGGAACTTTTGCTTACTACAAAGAACATCCTGAACTTTCAGATTTGTGGATAAGATACGGTAATCTTGTTTCTCATCGCAAGTGGGAAGTTCGCAACGAAGCTCGTGCAACGTATCTCGCTCGTGCATATATCAAGCATATGCCATACAAGATTGTTGAGGCTAATACTCAAGAAAAGCTACCTGGTCCTGTGATGGATAGCTTAATTCGTATGGTAATGAAGTATGGTGCTATCAGATACTATCCTGAATACACCAGAGATGAATCTGGTAAGATCAAGACCACTAAGACAGCTGAAGCTGTGGCTAAGGAAGATATTCTCGCTTGGTTGAATAGAGAATAAAGAATTGGGTGAGTTGATGCTATGGCGTGTGCATCTCCGGACTGTAAATCCGGTCCCTATGTGGTAAACATTGTTGGTTCGACTCCGACCTCACCCACCATATTGCCGTCTAAGCTAATCTAGTGAAAGCGCCTGCCTGAAGAGCAGGAGAGCTTGGAGCGTAACCAAGAGACGGCACCATTATAAATAGAACTGAGTTCGTTATGCTACTGATGAAGATAATTCGTCCGAAATAGCATAAGGAGCTCAGTTTATGAAAAAGATTTTAGCGGCTTTGGTCGCTCTATTTGCATTTGTATCGATTGCACAAGCGGACAGCGTTCTTGTTATCGACGCTCAATACGATCAAGTTACCAACAATGTTAAAGGACGTCTCGAAGCTGCTGGTCACACAGTAACAATCACGACAGACGTTTCACAAATCCCTACAATTACAAGCACATATCAACAGGTATGGGACCTACGATATTCTGCTGCGTTGACTTCTGGTGAACAAACTGCATATCAGACATACGTTACGAATGGTGGCTTTGCTTACTTCGTAACTGAAAATCCTGGCTGTTGTCAAGCGCGCAACAACTCAGTTGCTGCTCTTATTACTAATCTAGGCGGTGGTACAACTACAATTGGTGCTAACTTTGCTATGACAAACAATGTGTCAAGCAACGTCAATACCACTTATATGACTGCTGGTATCACTGTTAACTATGCAGCCGTATCTGCTATCGTAAACAGCCAAGGTATTCCTCTTATATCTGATGGTGCCGGTGCTGTATCTGGTATGTCTTGGATTGGTCGTGCTGGTGCGCTTGGTTCAGGTGTAACAGGCACTATCGTTACTGTTGCTGATACTAACTGGCTTGATCAAGCTCGTTTCAATGTTTCTGGCACAACTGCACAACAGCAGAACGTAACTGCACTCGATGATATCATTCGTGGTATTGTTGCTGGTACTGTTGCAGGAACAATCAGTTCATCTGGTAATGGCGCTGGTGCTACTAATGGAAACTCTGGTGGCGGAACACCTCCACCCCCAACTATAGTATCAACTGCAGCTGGTCCTAACAACATTGTATCAACAACTACATACGGCAACGCAACAGTTGTTACTCAGGTTGTAGATGCTCGTACAAATGCTAGTAAGTTTTTTACTATTACAAGATCAAAAACTCCAATCACAACTACACCATTTACAAACACTATAGTAACTACACCATCTACTGTTGACACATATAGTGATGGTTCTACAGTAACTACAAATGGTACACCTGTTACTTCATCAACAACTGGTAATGTTGTGACAGTTGGTCAAACAACATCTGAATCTGCTTCTGTATCAGCCGTTGGTTTATCAGATGCTATGGCAGTTAGCCGTTTCAATCCATTCCTAGTTAATGTTCTATCAACGAAAGATGGAGCTTGGATAACACCACTTGCTGGATATGCTAAGACAGGAAATGGTTCGTTCCGCACAAGTGCTATTGGTTTTGGTGCACAGAAAACTATTGACGAAAACACATTTGGTATTGCAGGAACATTTGGTAGATCTAATGCTCACGGATTCTTAGGTACGATAAACAGTTCTGAATCTTATGGAGCAACCGCTTATGCTCTTAACAAGCAAAACGAAATTTGGACCAAGCTGTCTGTTGGATTTGGTGTAAACGAATATTCCACAACAATTTCGATTCCTATTTTCGCTTTGGTAAATTCTAGCAAAGTCAAAGCGAACAACTATTATGCTGATCTTACATTCTACTCTGGACAAGAATTCTTTGGATTCCGTCCGCTCGTTGGTGTGATAATAAATAAATCTGTAATCACTTCAGCTGTTGAATCTGGATCTCCTTTGCTATCTACTTTTCCAGAAAAGAATTCGATGTTCGAAACTCGCCCTTACGCTGGTTTAAGATTTGACCTCGATGAAAATATCGGATTCGAAACTCGCGCGATACGCTCGAAAGACTTTGGTACAGTAGGACAATTCCGTGCTACTGCTAAATATGAAGTCATGAAAGATGTGTTCTTTGACATTCAAGGTGGATTCGACAAGAGTTCAAATTACACAGCCGCTGTAGGTATGGTGGGATTGAAAATCAACTTCTAAAATGGAATTTTTTTATGGAATGTGTGCCTCTATATCCTAGTAATTTGTTTAAAATGAATATTGATAGCGATTTGTTCCCCAAACAGGAGATCATAGAAACCGTTTTACGGAACTATGATCTCCAAAAACAAAGGAACGAGTGGGACAAATATTCTAAGATGCATCATTATTATAATGATTGGGGTAATGAGTCATTCGAAAAGATTGATCTTACGGCTGTCACAGAACTTCACAAAAATTTCTACAAAAATATCCTAGACCAAATGTTCATTCAACCTATTCAGTTTAAGGTTGTTGTCGAAAACATTACAGTCCATAAGGGTAATCAGAATTACATGACCGCTCATAATCATGTTAATGAACATGTTTATTTGTCTGGTGTTCATTACATAAAGTGTGACGAAAAGAGTTCAAAGCTCACATTCATTAATCCCCTTATCTATTCAGAATATCCAAATCTTACTGTTAGTAATGTTGTGAGTGAAAAATTGGACGCTTCGAATCCGATGAATTCATCGTATTATAAAGAATGGAGTTATTCTGTTAAAGAAGATGAAATGATAGTGTTTCCTGCATATTTAAATCATAAAGTTGATCCTTCAGAATTTGAAGATTCTGATTTTAGAATAGCGATTGTGACAAATCTTCAAGTGTTTGATCCAGAGGATTGATAATGATAACAATATATTATTCATATTACAGCGAAGATAACATTATTACCACAGGATTACGACAAACTCAACCTAAAGCAATAAGAAATGTTGTTGGATATGATCACAGCGATCATCAATTTTTGGGATATAGATTTTGTCCTGCATATAGAAACCATCTTAAGAATATTTACGCATTAACTGCATCATTTGATTACGGATTATATTTAGAAAATGACCAGATAAGAACAAATCATAGAGATCAAAATTTTTTTAATGATTATGTTTTGGTGAGATCTGTACCAGATAAATTGATTTCACTGAAAATGTACTGTCTGATGATACCAGATTGCGAAAGTTTATTGGTCAGTCAGACTCCTGCGTATCTAGAATCTAACGATTTCACCGAAAGCACCATCGTAATACCAGGCACATTTGATATAGGGAAGTGGCCTAGACCAATTGAATGTGCATTTCATATGAAAAAAGATCGTTTTGAGTTTAAAGAAAACGACAGCTTATCGTACATCAAATTCCACACAGACAAAAACATCCAATTCAAACAATTTATGATGACTCCATTATTACAAGATTATAAAGATATGTTAACGAAAAGCAAAGAAAATAAAAACAATATTTCCCCAACAATGGATTTTTTCTACGACTTGATTTCAAAGAAAAGTAAACTGAAAAGAAAAATGTTAGAAGAAGCTAAGAATAACTGTTTACAATAAATAGTTGGAATGAAACGTATCGCGCTCTTTCATCATCAACCAGAATGCTCCATTGAGTGTTGTGATGGAATGATAAGAGCGCTATCTCCGCAATATGAAGTGAAGCTGTTTACAATTCAAGATGATATTGATGAGGTGCTAAATGATGTTGCAGCAGTATGCTTCCCTGGTGGCATTGGCGATAGCGATTCCTATTTCGATTTTTTTACACGCACAAAATCTAACAGAATCGCAAATTTCATTTCTCAGGGCGGTAGGTACATTGGCATCTGTATGGGCGCTTATTGGGCTGGTTCTCGATATTTCGATCTCCTTAAAGATGTAGACGCAGTTCAATATATCAAACGTCCTACAGCTGAGATACGTAGAAGCTATGGTACAGTCGCTGAAGTTGAGTGGCTAGGTGAAAAAGAAAAGATGTTCTTCTACGACGGTTGTGTCTTTACAGGAACAGGATATTATGATACTATTGCTAAATACGCTAATGATGAACCAATGGCTATCATACAAGGAAATCTTGGTCTGATTGGTTGTCATCCAGAAAGCGAAGAGTTCTGGTATCAAAAGCCCTATCAGTATCTTGACGGATATTGGCATAACGGTAAACATCATGAGTTGCTACTAGATTTTGTGAATAGACTAATGGGAATCAATCATGGTTAAGAAAACGACCAAGGTCGTAAAAAACAAATCAGGATCGACGACAACATACACAAAAACTTCTGGTAAATGGAAAGCTAGTGGATTTTCTACTAGACGAAAAAAGAAATAATGGAGAGTTGGCTGAGTGGCCTAAAGCACTCGTTTGCTAAATGAGCGAACCTTAACGGGTTCCGTGAGTTCGAATCTCACACTCTCCGCCATTCAAAGGTGAACCATGTCATATTATGATCCTACACATTTTCCGTACATTCAGAATAATTTCTTGACGAATGAAGAATGCGACTCTATAGTAGAATTCACGAATGACAACATTCATTTATTTGATAATCACGGTCAAGATCACAATTTTTGGTCTAAGCGAGTCGTCGATTATCATATTATTCCAGATCAAAGGCTCCAAAATCGACTTGTTTCTATTAGTCATTCTGTTGCTTTGATTCTAAATCAATTAGCAACAGATAAACGCCCACTTGTACCAGACACTTTGCAAATTGTGAGATGGATAAATGGATACGAGCTTCATCCTCACGCAGACAGAGAAAATCCAAATGGTTCGACTCACCCATTTCCATGGCGCGACTTTGGTACAGTTATCTATCTGAATGACGATTTCGAAGGAGGACAAATCCATTGGCCTAATAAAGGATTAGAATGGAAACCAGTCAAGGGATCGCTGGTGATATTCCCTGGAACCGCAGAATTTCTTCAAGGAGTTAGGAATGTTCCTAACGGCGTTAGATATACCATTCCGTCATTCTACAC